GGTAGAGAAGGTCGCAACCGACGACCGTTGGTAGAAACCTAAGCAGGGTTCGACCTTACTTTGCACTATCCCTTTCGGCAGAGTAAGGTCGTTCACCTACTAACGGAGGTCACATGACTAAGACAGACATTCAAGACGCAATCAGATTCTTGGAGAAACAATACGTTGGAGTCGGCGAACAGGATCGGCTCTTTGAAGTAATCACATCACTCAAACAAGAACTAGAACGGAGAAGCAAGAAATGACCGGCGACACATACGCAATGAGCCAAGAGATAGTCGAGTTACAAACCCGAGTCGCAGAACTATCTGTCGCACTAGAACTCGTCACCCAGCAACGCGACGACGACCGCACCAACTGCGTCAGCCTTCACCAAGAACTAGAAGCCTGCAAAGTTCATCTGCGCGAAGCACACGCACTTGTCTCCCGACTCCGCGTCCACATTCAACAAGGCATCGAATTGTGATCAGCATCGGACTCGACACATACATCGTCTGTCAGTTATGTGACGGCGAAGTCCGACTCAACACCGAACGCATCGCAGGATGCCGATGCGACCCAGACGCACCGTTCTGGATCGGCATCGAACCCAACGGCCGTGTGCTTGCATTCAGCCAATCCAAATATGAGATCGTCAAAGAGAACAAATGACTGGCGAGAACATTCTGCTCGAAGCACACGCAACGATCACAGGTCCACGCAACGCCAGTTACGGCCCAGTCACCGAAGACTACGCCAAAGTCATTGACATCTTCGCTGGGCTGACAGGCATCCGACTATCCATGTCTGATGCGCTGCTGTTCATGGTGTCGGTAAAGATGGCACGACTCCGCACCAACCTTGAGAAGAACCGTCTACACCACGACAGCCTGCTCGACGCTCTCGGCTACCTGGCACTCTTGAATCAAGCCTACGAAGAACTCCCATTCCCGCAGACCGTGGCAAACAAATGAAAGCCACACTCTGCTCTTGTGTCCGCAAACGGGTCCTGCCGGTCAACCCGTACTGTGGCGAGAAACTAGACGACGACGATGAGTGAGCATCAGGATCCGATTGACGACCGCATCAAATACTTTATTGAATCCGAAGTTGACGCCGACAACGTATGCACCTCCTATGTGCTGGTCGCCACGATCCAAAACTATGTGACAACGGAACAAAAATTCTTCACCATATGCCCACCGGAGCAGGTCACATCAACTACCATCGGTCTATTGGAGAGTGCTTCTGCTGCCGAAAAACTTCGGATAGCAAGACAGCTACTCGAAGACGACTAGGAAATAGGAGACCTGCACATGAATAACAAAGAAAAACAACTACTCATCCAAATGCAAAACGAATTGCAGAAGGAACGACAATGCTGCGACATGCTCGCAGACGCGCTCATCCAAGGCGGACTGGATCGATCATTTGAAGCGTTGACATTCCACGAACTGTTACGCAACGGCATGCAATACCCTGGTGCAACACTTGGCAAGCCAAAGCCAAAACGCCGACGAAACCATCCCACCATGGGCTACTACACATATGGTGCCGACCAGACACCATTTGACCAAGATGAGGAGCAACAATGAAAGTGCTGTCATTGTTCAGCGGTGTCGGCGGATTCGACATGGGCTTAGAAAACGCAGGCATGCAAACCGTCTTCCAATGCGAATGGGACAAACACGCCAACACAATCCTCAACAAGCATTGGCCTCATGTACCAAAATGGGAAGACGTATCAACGCTCACAGGCAAACACATCCTCACCCACGCACCCGTCATAGATGTTGTTGCGTGGGGTTCACCATGCCAAGACTTATCGGTGGCAGGTAAACGCGGTGGGCTAGAAGGCGAACGATCAGGACTATTCCACGAAGGTATACGCATCATCAAAGAATTACGAAAGGAAACTAATGGACAATATCCAAGAATCTCTATTTGGGAAAACGTCGTCGGCGCACTCAACTCCAACCGAGGTGCTGACTTCGGGATCATCATCAACGAAATGGCTGAAGCAGGCGCGTTGGTCATTGAATGGGCAGTCTTGGATGCGCAATACTTCGGAGTACCCCAACGACGAAGGCGCGTGTTCGTCATCGCTATCTTCGATCCTGTCCTCGCCCAACAATGTCCCAATCCGCTACTACCTGTCAGCGAAAGCTTGCCAGGGCATCTTGCGAAGAGCAAACCGAAGAGGCAAAGTGTTGCCAGCAAGACTGCAACGAGCGTTGGAACAGATGGTCAATGGGCAGCAGGAACAACCGTTGATGGAGACATCCTTAGAACAAGCGTAACATCTAAATGGCATAAAGGTTCAGGTGGGCCGAGTGGTTCCGAGTATTACAACATGGTTGTTGAAAACCAAGATGTTGTTGGTGCTTTGGCTGCTCGTGACTACAAAGGTGTAGGCAATCAGTATGTAAACGAAAATAAATGTGTAGTAGAACCGTTCGTGAAATCTAGTCGCGCACAAACAGCAGACGACTCCGAAACATGGGTAGAAGGCGCAGTCAACCCGACACTCAACTCATTTGACCAGGGCGATGTTCGAGCGACCACAGCCATCGTTGAAGAATTGATGCTGATTGACGGCACACGGGTAGATGATGTCCGCATATACGAAGAACCGGTACAAACATTAAAAGAACGCATGGGAACAGGTGGCAACAACGTGCCGATGCTTGCCTTTGACACACAGTTTGGCAGCAACGCAAACGTCACCGAAAATGTTGCACCAACACTCAAATCATCCCAAGCACCACCATCAGTTGCATATCCGATAGATACCCGCAACGCATTGCGCAATCCCGACAAATATGATGCACAAAATCGTCAAGGACTTGGCATCGGTGCTGACGGTGATCCGATGGCGACACTCACTCCAGCCCATATCAACGCTGTTGCTTACGATGAATACAACGACACAATCGGTGCAACCCACCACGCTCTACGCGCAGGCACAAAACAATCCACAGGTGTGTTGATGTTCCAAGACTCCGAGTTTGGGGTCAAAGAATATGACACCGCAGGAACATTACGTGCTGGTCGAATACCTGAACATCAAATGATTGGTGAGGTCGCTGCCACCTTGCGGTCAGGAGGTGACGGTGGCGTACCATCAAGCCGAGGCGAACACCTAGTTGCTGAACCAACAATGGCGGTGCGTAGGTTGACCCCACTTGAATGTGAACGATTGATGGGTTGGCCTGATGATCACACTCGATACAAAGCTGATGGCACCGAGCAAGCCGACACCCACCGATACAAACAGTGTGGCAACGGCGTAGCGTCACCAGTAGCCCAATGGATTGCCAAACATCTACTCAAACTAGAGGAGCAACAATGACATCCAATGAACAACACTTCAAACGGGACGCATGGCTGTCAGGCAGACATCGCACCTGGGGCTACAACGTGCCGGCAATGGACCTTGACTTCCTCATGGTCGAATACGACAACTGTGTACCCAAAGCAATCATCGACTACAAACATGAACACGCCACACTTGATCTAACCAATGTCGGCGCGAAGACGCTATGCAATCTCGGCAACTTGGCGAAGATCCCAGCGTTCATCGTGCAGTACGGTCACTCGAATCAGGACGGATGGTGGGGCGAAGTCGCCGAAGACTCTGTGCCATTCTTCGTGGTCTGGCCGCTCAACGAACACGCAAGCCGATTCATGGTCACCCACCAATTCAAAACCGGACAGATAGACGAAGTCGCGTTCGTCGAGTTCCTCTACGAGTTACGCGGACGCAAGATACCAGCCGACATACTCGCCAACATACTCAAACAATAAACTAAGCAAACCCAAGGAGGGTTCATGAGTTCTTTATACACACCAGTCATCAAGGTCCCTCAGTACGAGATTGTCGGTAACAAACCGAAAATCAACCAGATGCTGAACACCGTCAAGTTTGATCAGTTAATGAATGAGATCAGGCAAGCCGACCTACCTGACGACATTCGACAGTTTCTAATTGCAGCAGCGTCAAGACACTTTGTCTTTAACTATGCAAAGATCGCCGCGTTCTACCCACATCAAACCGCAGAAGTTCAAGAACTAATGGAACAGTCAGCACTAATCATCCTTGATGTTGACGACGCAATCGCAAACGGCTATGCAAAGTTCTCACGAATGATGGCAGATATTCGAACCAAGGACGGCGCAGATGATTAGAAGCAACTTCGCGGTGTTGATCCTCACACACGGCCGACCAAACAACGTCATCACATTTACAAAACTAAAACAATGCGGCTACACCGGCAAGATATACATAATCATCGACAACGAAGATGAAACCGCCGAAACCTACTACCGAAACTTTGGTCAAGAACAAGTCATCGTATTCAACAAAGCTGAGATAGCCGAAACCTTTGACACAGGTGACACCCAACAAGACAGACGTTCAACGGTTTATGCCCGCAACGCATCATTCAAAATTGCTAAAGACCTAGGATTCGACTACTTCATGCAGTTAGACGATGACTACCGAAAGTTTGAATACCGATACGCATCTGGTCACACACTTAAGTCCCTAGCGATTAGATCACTTGATGAAGTATTTGAGGCCTACATAACTCTGCTACAAGACACTGATGCACTGACTGTCGCAATGGCACAGGGCGGAGACTTCATCAACGGAATCATTGACTTCAAAAAATCGCCAATCGCCCGCAAAGCAATGAACACATTCATCTTTAGAACCGACCGACCGATGACATTCGTTGGTCGCATGAACGACGATGTCAACAGTTTCTTGACCTACGGTTCACGCGGCGAACTAATCATCACAGCCAAACAGGCAATGATCACACAACTAGACAGTCAACTTTACAAAGGTGGAATGACCGACATGTATTTATTGAACGGCACCTACATGAAGTCAATGTACGCACTCATGATGGCACCGTCTTGCGTCAAAGTCCAAACAATGCAAACACGCAACCCACGCATCCACCATCGCATCACATGGGATAACGCAGTACCCAAGATCATCAACCAAAAGCATTCAAAGAAGGTCACGTCATGAATGTGTTAGACACTGCTCTCGCCTACGCGCACAAAGGTTTACGAGTAATCCCAATCAAACAAGGCGGGAAGTATCCGCCGATCGAAGGTTGGCAGAACGCAGCTACATCCGACCCAACACAAATCCGACAATGGTTCACTTGCGCGTTCAAAGACTGCGGACTAGGAATCGCCACAGGCAAGTTTGCTGACAAATACATTGTCGTCGTAGACGTGGACGACCGTGAAGAATACCGTGGCTCCGACACCCTCTACGACCTGGAACAACTCCACGGCAAACTCCCAGACACACTCGAAGCCGTAACAGGATCAGGCGGACGACACCTCTACTTCTTCACCGACCAACCAATCCACAACGAAGCATCAGGCAAACTCGGCCAAGGCATAGACATCCGTGGCATCGGCGGACAAGTCCTAGCACCACCAACAATCCACCCGAACGGCAAACCATACCAATGGCTCAACGGACACAGCATCGAAGAACGCAAACCAGCAGACATGCCCTTATGGATGGTCCTACTACTCACAGCCAAACCCGAACCCACCACGGCACCTTCGACATCAGTATCGCTGTCACCGCTCTTGCAAGACGAAGAAGGACCAGCCTCGCGTTACTGCGCCGCAACAACCTGGCACGACCTACTAAGGGCAGACGGATGGACACTCGCCCACACCGACCAGACAGGCGAATCACACTGGGTACGACCAGGAAAAGACATCCGCGAAGGTACCTCAGCCACCACAGGATGGCAAGGCAAAGACATCCTCAAAGTATTTACCACCAGCATCACCAACCTCCCAGCCGGTGCATACACCCGATTCGGATACACCGCATCAATGCATCACAACGGCGACCGATCATTGTTCGCAAAGAAACTTCTACAAGACACACGGTCACTACAACCAGTAGAACAACCACGCATCACCGACAACATCCTCATCAACTGGCAAGACTTCTGGCAACAAACATTCCCAGAAGAAGACTGGCTCATCGAACCAATCATCCCACGCAACCAGCTCGTCGTCATCTTCGCACCAGGCGGAACAGGCAAGTCACTGCTC